CACCCTAGGGTTTTTGTTAGATGTGTAAAAAAAGTTTCTTCACTTTTCATCATTATCTCCTACAGCATTTATTAGACGCCGTAAGTACCACTCTGCTTTAAGCAAGTCCTGTTTTTTATTTTTGTTTTCATAGCGCCAAAGGTACTTCATAATGTTTCCCTTACAGTACGCTGCAAATTGTTCGTCAGTCATACTTGCTTGTATTGCGTCGATGCATTCTATACCCCCTTGGTTGTAATGCATTGGTTTGTTTACTGGGTCAAAGTCCATATTTACTCCTTTATTCTAAACATATGTCTATTAATTTGTCTATAAATTGATCAAAACTGCAGGCACACTTGAGAAACTCATCTAAAGTAAAAAACTCTTTTTGGAAGTCTTGACTTACAACAATATGGCCCGGGGACCCTAGTACGTAATACACGGGCAGATTATAATCATACTGTTGCTGAAGCCAGGCACGTTGTTGTAAAGAAAGATCGACGGTTATTTTTGACGAACCACGGGCGGGTAGTTTTTGTTTATATTTGTATTCAATAAAAGCAAAACCTTTGGGTCCAGAATAGAAAGTGTCAGGCACACCCCCGTGATACGGGTCATTGATTTTCCACTTATAAATTTCTTTAGGAAGCTTTTTGTGGATTTTGTTGATGAAGTCCTTTTCTTTCACGCTCTTTATGTAGCAGCATTAAATCATACCACCTATAGAATGTTTTGTTTACGTGATCCCAATACCATCCAGGGTTGTTATCACACTTACATCTATACTTGGGTTTCTCGCAAATTTCGCAAGGTTGTTCAAGATACATATAAAGAGTATACACGATGCGACAGTATATGTCGCACCGTGTAAGTAAGATAATTACTTAGAAACGCTATCAAAAACTTTTTTAGCGTTTTCGTAATCTTCTTCGGTAGTCCAGCCTACGTTCTCAACTGCAATGTTGTAGAACTTTTGACCAGCTCTGTTTTGAGTTTGTGAAGAAGACATTTTCCATAGAGATGAAAAACGGTCTCCACCAAGACGAGCAATTTGAGTATTCCATTCTCTTGACACTCTCAACTTAGAAGATGAGCAATCAAAGATAAATGGAGTATCCAATTTACCAGTTTCTGCGTCTTTTTTAATTAAAAGATGCGATTGGGTTTGAGTGATGTCATAGTCATCAGGATTCAAACCTTGTGCTGTGAGGGTATCAATAGCATCTTTTTCAGTAGCAAAACTACCTGCTAAGCCGCCACCTTTCTCACGTTTTTTCCAGGCTACGAATTCTTCGGTAAACTTAACGTTGATAACGTAAATATCTTTACCGTAGTTTTCTCTGGTTATAGTGTTAATAAAATCACCTGGCTTAGATCCGTTAATGTATTCACTGTGGTTTTCATCAACTTCATTGCTAAGCTGTTGAAGTTGTTTAACCCTTGGTGTTTGCAGATGCTCTGCAGATACATTTTCGTTACCTAACCCTGCACCCGCTTGTACGTGTGCTGGGACTTTATCACTTACTAGTGCAATATCACTCATAGAACGTTCTCCTTTTTTCGTCGATATTGTTAATATTACTTTGACCTGAAATTAATTCTGGTCAACTCCGTTGATGTTACGCCTGGAACGGCCTGTCCCATTTGTAACAACTCCCTATAAGCAGTAGCTGACATACGTTTTTGCAGCAGCTCAAATTGTTGTGTATCCAATATGTGCCGATGCAATGCATCCCAGTCTTCTACAGTAGGAACTATTTCCTGTTTAATGGAAACAGTACACTGGTCGTTACCAACTCGATCAATTCCTTGTTCTTTAAGGCTGGTAGCGATTTGTGTTTCTAGCATATCTTTAGTACGCTTTAATTCTTTTTCTTGATCTAACAATGTCACCAGCTGCTGGCGAACGTTTGTTAACTCATTTAACATATCATCAATAGTCAATGTATGGTCTCCTTATCATTTGATGGAATTTCAAGGTAGATTCCATCTGTTATACCTAATGCTTCCTTGCAAGCATCGTTTAATAAAGCTTTTAAATCTTTGTCTTGATATTTTTCTGGGTTAGTACCTAGTTGATGTTCAACACACATCATAACTAAAGCTAGTGCTACAATTTTAGGAGGGCGTCTTAACAACCCATCAAGTGTGTCATCCATAGTTTCATCAAGTAATTCAAATAAGCGACTATCCATTATTTAGCTCCGTGAGAATGTGAAGTAGGTTTTCCATCTTGCCTAACTTTCCATCTAGTTTTTTGTATACTTCTTCTTCCCACGTATTTCTAGCAGCAATAAGAATTGTTTCAGTTTTTTGTGTTTGACTGGCGCGATGTATACGCCGATTAAATTGTTGAAAGTGCTCAGCATTGTAAGTGGGTGAACACCATATAGCTGTGGTAGCTTTTGTTAACGTAAGACCGTGGCCCGCAGATTGTGGATGACAAAATAGTACACGTATTTGCCCAGCCTGGAATCTTTGTACAATGTCTTTACGTTTTTCGGCAGGTACGCTGCCGTCAATAACTTCGTAAGATATTTTTTGTTTAGTTGCTAACTCAATTAATGCATCTCGTTCATGCCTCCAATTGAATGCAACAATAGAATGTTTACGTTCGGATACAAGATCTATAACGATATCGTAGCGTTCTTGATGGAGATACTGAACTAATCCATCTTCGTCATACACTCCGCCTGAGATGATTTGTAGTAACTTTTTAACTCGGGCTCCTGCGTGTACAGCATTGATGGTACCCATTTTAGTATACAAAACTGAATCTTTACTGAAGTCGTTGTACATACGTTGGACTTCAGGACTTAGATTAGTTCGTACAGTTCTTACAATGTTTTCAGGAAGATCAATACAGTCTTCTAGTTTGTAGCGAATAGTTATATCACTAAGTCGGGCCGCAACAGCTTGTTCAATACCTGGCTTGTCAACCCACTCGTTAGCAAAGCCATTGAACTTAGGAGTGCAAACTTGGTTGCGATAAGAGTAAAAGCGTTGCCCGAGATGATCACCGTCATCTACGAGCAACACTGGGTGCCAAAGGTCTAGAATAGAATTACTATTAGGAGTACCAGACATGGCAATCCTATAAGTAAACAATGAGATAAAATTTCTGAGATTTTTAGATCGTTGCGAATCTTTGTTTTTAAAAGCGGTGAATTCGTCAATAACGATTGTAGTGAATCCCTTAAGTAGGTGTGAATTTTTATGTAAGAAATTGACAGCTTCGAAGTTAGTAATAACCATTTCGTGCGAAGTGTCGGTAAATATCTTTTTACGGTTTTTAGCATATGCTACTCCAAATTTTATATTAGGTTGAAACTTTTTAATGTCATCAACCCACGCTGCTTCAAGTATAGATAAGGGCGCAAGTACAAGAGTTTTACCTGGAAGGTTTGTAATAGCGTCAAGTACTGCTCTGGTTTTACCAGTGCCAGGATCTGATGTAATAAGACAGCGGGGGTGAGATAGAATAAAGTCAGTGGTTTTTGATTGGTGCGCATAAGGCGCAAGTGTATTGTTCATCATTCGTTTTCCGTTGTTAATGTTTCGTCGTAAATAGTTATTATACTATTTAAGACCCCATTCGCAAATAGGATATTCACCGTTTTTAAATGAACACCATCTGCAATTGTCTTTGGAAGGATTAGGTGGAAACTTTGTAGCAGTTGTCATATCAAAAGCTCGCTGCTGTAGGTTTGGCATAAACGCTAAAGCTTGATCTCTTGTATATACTTGCTCGCTAGTTTCACCGTGGTCTAAATACCAAAGTTCTGTTTTTGCAATTTCTAAATCTGGATATCTCATAAAACTTCCAATTGCATAAGTTAGAGCTTGCTGTGAATGGCTTATCTCATTACCAAAGCGTTTGCCTGTTTTATAGTCAATAACTCGCGCTGAGGTTTCTGATTCATGTACCATTGCATCTAGTTTTACTCTGCCCCAAACATTAGGAGCCATCCAACCGCAGGGTTCCCACTCAATAGTGAAACCCCATTCGCCTTCTAGTTCTACTTTTGCATCTATGAAAAGTTCACGAAGTTCTTCAAATTGTGATTGGAATTTTTTTAGTGTGTCTGGCATTTCACCAAGTTCGCCGTTTACATAAAGCTCGGCTTGTTCGTGTATGTCAGTACCACGTTGCGCGGCTGGTCCAAAATCTTCTTGTACTTTTTTAACTTTAGAGATGTAAGAACGGTATGCGCAGGTTTCGTAAGTTTTTAAAGCGGAATGCGACCAGGTAGGTATTAAACCCAACTCCTTTGGTGTGTCCATCTCTATTACATTGATTAGATCTGGACGCTTGTTTTGTACAAGCTTAGTCATTTTTTAGTTATGCTTTCCTAGCTTTTTTGTTTTAAAAGTATGTTGTCTTTACCTTCAAAATGTTCTTTTATTAAAGATTCTCGAATATTATTATCTAATTTCCACACTAATACAACCCCTCTTGGAATTGTAGCGTGTTTATCAGCAGTAACTCTTTTTCGTTCTGTTTTAACATTTAATCGTGACATAGCTTTAGTAAAGTCACGAGTAGATAACTTATTTCTGCTGTCGGTAAGTACATCGTAAATTAATTTAAGTTGACTCATAGGTATTACAACAGTTTGTTTTTTACCTGAACTTGCAACCCATTGCTTTATGTAACGTTGTGCTGTACTTATA